AGCATAATATGTGTTACCATATCCTATTGTCGGTACTTTTGCAGAACATAAATAAGGCTTTGCACTATATCCTTCAAACTCTGTAATAAGTAAATGTCCAGCATTATTTAGCTTCATCTTTTTTGCTTTTTAACCAATCAAATATTTTCATACCTGTATATATTATTGAAACTAATAGTAAAACTACTTTTAAATTTGCTTCTGCTTTACTTAATGAAAACAAAAATACACCTGTATTCAATAAATAAATTTTTAAATTATCAATCATTTCCTTAATCTTTCTACTATTGTTGTAATTCCTTCTATTCCTATGTAAGCAGTTGCAATAACAACCCAATCACTTGAAGTTAATTGACCACTAAATAAACCCCCACAAGCTACCATAAAAACAAGTAACTTGCGAGAAATCCATTTACTTAATATTATATCAAATTGCTCTTTGCTCATTCAAAAATTATATCTTGCTTCATATCTATTTATTTTATTGGTTAAACTCCAGCAAATCCGTGTACTGGATTGTTTGGGAATATCTCATTTATTCCAAAGTCTATTTCTTGCTCACTCATAACATCGTAAGCATATCCATCAGCAAATATTGGAGCAGTTATTTCGTTACCTTCTTCGTCATAAGTTCCATTCATTAGAACTATTTTACCAATTTCAACAACTGCGTGAATACCTTTCCCATAAATAAGTCCTTCTTCTGTTTCAATATAAACTCCTTTAGCTAATAAATCAGCTATTGCAGTTTCTTTGTTTGTGTAATTAAGTTTGTATATATTCATTATAGTGTTGTTAAAGCGATACATTCTGTGTCTGTTAAAGCTGTTTTGTAAAGTTGTAATTGCTTTATAGAATCATTTATTTGACTTGATGTGCCTTGATTTCCTAATTCAATTATTGAAATAGCTGACCCAAAAGTAAAAGTTGGAGTCAAAGTAAAAAGTAAAGAGCCGTTTATAAAAATCTTTATACTTCCGCTTATGTATTTATAAGCTATTTTATAATTACCATTTGGCAATACAGCAGTTGATTGATTAGTTGTTCCCGATGATGTTGTTGCAGTTAAAACAAATCTTATTTCTCCCGATGTGAGTCTTCTAAAAGATATTACATTTGAACTTGCTACGTCTTTTAAATTTACTATATATTTTTCAGTACCAACATTTGTAAAATTAAATTCAGTAAATATAGTTCCCTCCGTCTGCCCTATTAAACTACTAATTCCTGTTTTAGATATTACATCAGCATTACGAGTTACTGTAGATGCAACTGTTGGAATATATGAAGTACCATAAGCACCTAATTCTAATTGAGCACCCCAAACAAAACCACCACTAACTCCATCACCTGTTTGACCTACATCCCCAAATCTCAATGGATATACACTTGGATTAGTTATTGTCCCTGTTGTAAAACTAATTCTATACCAACCATTATTATAAGGTATTACTTTAGGATTAACAAATCTTGTAGGTTCTCCATTTGTAAAAGTTCCATTTATTAAATTAACCACTAAATAATTTCCTGAAAAACCTCCATCTCTCCATCTTATTATATTTCTTTCTCCTGCTTTTGCAAAAATAGAATAAGTATAAACTCCTGATGTTATTGTTTGAATTTGAGACAATCCTGTTGCGTCTGTTGCCAAAGGATTAACCCCAATATTTAAAATAGCTTTATCCGCATTCAAAATCCCACTTGGAGAAACGGCAGTATTAGCGGTTACACTTGAATTTATTTTACTCCAACTCGCATTATCAATATCTTCACTTCTTAACATTAAATTAGTTCTCTGTGGCTCTACTAAAATTGAAGGACAACTTCCGTTTGTGTAATCTATTCGTGGAATGTTTACCCCTACGCTTTCAATTAAACCCGCACTATTTACCCTTGTTGCTGTTGTACCACGAACTACATCCATATCACCTAACGTAGTGTTTGGAACTACTGAATATAACTTACTTTCCTTGTACGAATTTGGCGTAACAATTAAACTCGCTTTATCTAATAAACTCATTATATATTATTTAAATTTGTTAGTGTTGTATTTAAACAAGATTCTGCTTCAAATATACCCAAATCAGCTAAAACTCTTACTTTAAAATTTGAAATTATTAATGGAACTGGCGAACCAATTATATCAGTTTCACCGCTATAACTTTTTGAATAAATTGAACCCCAACCAATAATATTATTAATTGCACCTTGACCCCAACCAATAACGTTGTTAATTGCACCTTGACCCCAACCTATATTGTTTGCCATAATTAATAAACTTTAGTTAATGTGAAATTTTGTGAACGTATTGTGTTGGCAACGTTTGAAGTTACCCACTCCGCTGTAATACTTAATGTATTTGAAACTGTAGTATCGAAAACTGTATTACTAATCAATCCAAAGTTAATTCCTTCAATTGCATTTGAAGCGTTTTTATTATATGTAAATACTCCGTTTGCAAATAGTTTTCCAGTTCCTGGTCCTCCTATTTCTGCTATTGTAAAATCCAATATTAAATCAAAAAATTTGTCAGTACAAGTTGCTAATGTATATTGTAAAGCGTCTATAATAATAACTCCGTTTGAACGAATTCTAAAATGAATTATTTGATTGTTTGCACAACTTAACTGTCCACACATTTTAGCAGTAAATGAATCACCTACTTTAAAAGCATTTGCGGGTACTTCTAAAGTTCCAACTCCTATACCTATTAAAGTTCGTTCTCCTTCTCCCGAAGTTACGGATTTACTTTGAAGTACTTGAGCAAATAAGCCTTTTGAAACTTCAGCAAAATTATCATTAACTTTATCAAATGCATTTCTTACTGTATCACCAGTGCCATCATTTGCAGTTGTTCCTATATTAATTACTTGTATCATTTCTTTTATCTAATTTATTTAAAAAAATTTCTAATTTCTTAACGTTTACTTCTTTCGGTTTATATGTTTCTTTTATAGCACCCATCCTGTAAAATTGGCGTCTTTATCTGGATATACATCAGCATTTGAATTACTATTATATTCAGGAAATGAAGATTGATTAAAACTCATATAATCAATAAACCTATTTGTATAACTTTGTGCAACATCACGCTCTTTTTCAATTAAGAAATCAATTTCATTCTTTTCAACTGTTGTACTATTTTCAGAATTATGTTTAAATACTCCTTTATTTGATACTTTATAAGCTGCATAAGGTAAAAACTCTACCATAGCCCAATGTATTACCATTGGTTTAATATATACGCTTAAAAGCGTTGTATATGGTGCTGCTAAATTACCTGCTACAATACCATCATTAATCTTGTTATATAGCTTAGTTCCTAAATAATTCTGAATGTGTAACTGTTGTGCTTGAAAAATATACTGAGTATAAATATCAGGGTCTAAATTACCATTTAAAACAGTGAATTTAACTATATCGTTTGTTGAAATAAATAATCCTTGTGCCATATCTTTATTAATTTGTATATCCCATTTTATCCCAATACTCTTGTGTGTATCCTTTTGTAGGCATATCACTTGGTTTCATTGCTACTTCTTTATCGTTTCTAATTCTATAACCATATTTTTCAGCAGTTGCAGAACTAATAGCTTTTGCATTTGGATTTGTAGGGTCAATTTTAACACCATCAAAATTAGCATAAGTTCTTCTTAACCATTTATGGTTGCATCTTGCTCCGCCTTTGTATAACCATATAGAATAAGAATCAGAACCTTTAGGACCGAATCCTGAATTAACAACTTGTGTTTCCATTGCAACTATATCTTCTTTACGATATACTTTATCTGCTCTTAACATTTTATTGCAAAATTGTCTTTCACCTGTTAAATCACCACTATAAACATATCTTGTAACGAATTGAACACCATCAATAACTTTATCTTGTTCAGGACTTTTAGCGTTTGGTTTTGCAGTTCCTGTAGAAGTAATAAATTGCCACATTTTAGATAATGTGCTTTTCTTTTTATTATTTAAAGTTTCAATTTCTAAATCTAATTCATCTTCAGTTTCATAGTCTACTTCAGTTTCATCAATTAAAAACCATTCGTCACCTAAAGTTTCACCCTTTTCAATTAACAAATCAGCGTTACTATCTGAACTCATTTTAACACCAGTTTCTTCTTCAGTTGTTTCTGCGTTCATTCCTGATACATCAACAAATTCTAAAGGTTGAATAGTTTTAAAATATAACTTTAATGATATATTATTAATAGCTAAAATTTCGTCTAAGGCATCAGTTATTTCTAATTGATATGGTTTTATAACTATGTTATCAAATAATAGCGTAGCAGTCTTTATTTCGTCTGCATTGTTACCTAAACCACCACCTGTTTCACGAATTCCTAATAACATAGGTGATGTAACTCTATGACCTACAATTAATTTTTCAAAACATTCTTTAGATAAATATTCGTAATGTGCTGGTGCATCATTTAAAGGTAAATCTTCAACTGTAGTTTTACTTTCAGCATTAGCATTAAAAGCAATAATAACTTTTTCACCTCTTGCACCTGTTAATTTACCAAGTACATCACGTTTCATTTTATCACGCATTTCTTCAGTAGGAATACCGTTGTTGAAATTGATAACTTTAGTTCCACTAAAACCGTTTTGACAATCATTAATTTGATAATCTGCAATATTTTCTTCAAGCAAAGCATAAGGCAAAGAACCTGAATAATCTATTGGACTATAATAATCAAATCCTGAAACGTAAGGATGTAAAATATAAACCTCAACTTCATTACCATTACCAAAACCAAAAGCAGGAATGCGTTTTAATTCTTCACTTGGTTTCTTTTTAGTCCAATCAGGGTGATAATACCAATTTTCAATTTGTCCTTTATCATTACATTTTTCTGCTCTTAATGTATGCATAGGGAAATGAAGCACTTGTTTAACTTGTTTCTTTTCCATTACAACCTGCATAGCAGCCATTCCTAAAAGTTTTCTTTCTAAAGCTATTTTCTTTAAATCAGAATCTTTTATAATAGATTTCATTTGTGCATATTCATTTGGCTTTTTATTAGAATCTAAAGCATCTAATCCTT